GGGCCGCCTTGTTGAGATTTGTCGCAGCACCTTTTCTAGCTAATTGGCATGCAAACTGTATTGCCACACGAGATACCTAAGCCGAAGTCGAAGCGCGGCGGCGGCAGGAATCGGAAATCCCTCGAGGAGCACATACGGGATGGTACGTACGACAGTTCACGCCATGGGACTGAGCTGAAGGCTCTCCGCACAGAGCACCATACCGCCCTATCAGCCCGCCCCGCCCCGAGGCCCAGGAGCCAGTGTGGGCGCCCTGGCAAGTGGGTACGCTCGCCAGCCGACGACAGAGCGGTGCGCAACGGCTGCTGGTTCGACGAAGGCCGTGCTGCCTATGCCGTCGGCTGGTTTTACAAGTATCTGCAGCTATCGGATGGCGAATGGGCCGGCAAGCCATTCGAGCTGCTCGAATGGCAGCGTGAGGAGATCATCTATCCGCTGTTCGGCTGGATGCGCAAGGATGAGCGTGGTCGCGTGGTGCGGCGATTCGATCGTACCTATGTTGAAATACCTAAGAAGAACGGCAAGTCGACGCTCGCGTCAGGGATTGGTCTCTACATGCTGGTAGGGGAGGGCAATCGCGGCGCCGAGGTCTATTCAGCTGCCACGGACCGCGACCAGGCGTCGATTGTGCACGGCGAGGCAATCAAGATGGTTGAAGCATCGCCGGCACTCTTCTCTAAAGTCGGCGGCGTGCTGAACGTCAACTACTCAACCAAGCACATTTACAACCATGAGCTGGGGCTGTGTTATCGCGTGCTGTCGTCGCGACCACAGGGTAACGAAGGTCTCAAGGGTAACTGCTGCATCATTGATGAACTGCATGCCTGGTACGGTGACGAGCTATGGAATGCCTTGCGTTATATGGGAATCCATTGGCCCGAGCGGTTGATCTTTGTGATCACGACGGCCGGCAATGATACCGAAAGCGTATGTTATCGACAGTACGAGCACGCGAAACAGGTTGCCAATGGCGAGGTGGAGAATGAACGGCTGCTAGTATGCATCCACGAGGCGCTCGAGCACGAGGACATATCAGACCCAGTGATTCAGCATCGAGTGAATCCATCGCTGGGTCACACGATCCTACAATCGGATCTGGACATTCAGATAGCCGAAGCCAGTTTAAATCCACGTGAGCTGGCGTCCCTGAAGAGGTACCGATTTAATATCTGGTCCTCGGTGGGTGATCCGTGGCTTGACGCTGGCGTATGGAAATCCGCCTGCCGCGAATCGGCGGGCTTCGAGCCAGAGGATTGCGTAATCGGACTGGACCTCGCGCGGGTGAGTGACATGTCGGCCGCGGCTGTACTGCTATCGGACGGACAGCGGGTGCATGTGATTCCGCATTTCTGGCTGCCTGAGGCCAGGGCCAAGAGTTGGGCGCACCTGGCCAGCTTCCAATCCTGGGCACGGTCCGGCCATCTGACGCTGACGCCTGGCGACGTGGCGGATTACATGATGATTGAGAAGGACATCGCGGCGATCATCGAGCGATACGGGGCGACCCGCCTGGTATTTGACCCACACTACGCCGAGGAGATCACGCAGCGGCTGGCAGACTCGACTGGGATCGACCGGATATCCTTCACGCAGTCGATGTCCCAATTCAAGGGTCCCACGGCTGAATTCGAGCGGCGGTTGATCGAGGGATCACTTACACACGACGGCAATCCGGTCCTCTCCTGGCAAGCATCCCACGTGTGCATCAAACAAGACACCGAGGGCGGCCGGAGGCCGATGAGATTCCGTGATCTGGGCCACCGGTCCATAGATGGCATTGTCGCGGCGATCATGGGTCTGGCGGCATTCAACGAGCCGCGGCAGACGATGGACTATTATGAGAGCCATGCGCTGGAGATGCTGTGAAGTGGCGGGCCGAGGTCATGGGCTGGTCGGGAGTAATCCTTGTGGGATTGGCCCTAGCTTGTTACGATTGGCGGCTATCTCTGCTAGTATTGGGACTATTGCTGCTGGGAATGTCGGTTGTTGAATTGATGGATGGCCGCGGTGATCTCCCGGACAATCAGTAAGATTCGCCGGCTCTGCTCTCCAGCCAGAACCGATCTGGCCCAAAGAAGCTCTCTCGACAATCCTGAATTCTGGCGCGATCCGTACCGCTGGGACGCGATCTGGAACGACAGCTACGAGACTGAGGCCGGCATTCGCATGACGGCGAGTCGGGCCCTGCAGTATTCGCCGGTTTGGGCCGCGCTGAGTCTGGTGTCCGGCGACGTGGCCAAGCTGCCGCTGGAACTACTCAGGCGCCGGCCCGATCGGGGTCCCAATGCCCGAGAGGTTGCCAAGGATCATCCGGCCTGGTGGGCAGTCGCCAGGCGGCCGCACCAAAGCATCTCGGCTTTCGACTTTTGGCGCCGCATGATGGTTCATGTAATGCTATGGAATCATTCTTACGCCGCACTTCGGTTTACTCCTGACAGCATAACCATGCTTCCCTTGCTGCCTGACAGGACCGAATTCATGGATGAGTTGCGCAGTGGCGTGCGAGGAGGCATGTACGTTACCGAGATCAACGGGGAATTGAAGTGGCTGTTTCCGAGCGAAGTGCTGCACCTGAACGGCATCACGATCGATGGGCATGATCTCGAGGTACTGCAATCCGCCAGACATGCATGGGCTCTGGGCCTGGCCCGCCAAGGATTCGCCTCGAAGTTTTTCCGCCGCGGCGGTCGGATTGGCGGTATCCTCGAAGTTCCGGCGGAGATGAAGAAAATCGCCCGTGACAACCTGGAGGATGGCTTCCGCAAAAGCTATGAAAATGTCGATGCGGCATTCCTGACTGTGGTACTCAGGGACAACGCGAAGTTCCATTCCGCGCAGCACTCATTCTCCGATACGCAACTTGTGGAATCAGCCAAGGAGGGTGTCAAGGATGTGGCACGGTACTGGGTCATACCGCCACACAAACTTGGCGACGATTCGCGAACTGCATACAACTCGCTTGAGCAGGAGAACAAATCCTATCTCGAATCGACGTTATCGCCCTGGCTCTGCACGATCGTCAGCGAATGTTGGATGAAGCTGCTCTCCAATGAGGAGAAGAAACGCGATCAGTTGTTCTTCCAGCATGACACGAGTCAATTCCTGGCCACTGACGTGGAAACAGTCGCGCGGGTGCAGCAGATCAGGATCAACATGGGAGTAATGAATCCCAACGAGGTGCGCAGCGATCTCAACATGCCGCCGCGGGAGGGCGGTGACGAGTACCATGATATTGGGACGCCGGAACCGCCGGAACCGGAAGGGCCCGATGAAGAGCCAGATGACCAACCAGAGGACGAGCCGGATGAAGACGATGGCAGTCAGGACAGAGCGCGCCAATTGACTCGCGTTCTGGCAAAGATCGTGGAGCAAGAGCGTGGCCGCAAATCATCGCCGCGATTTCAGCAGTGGTGTCAGCGGAATCTCCCGCCAGGAATCCTCCAGACCCTCCAGGAGACGCCATGAGCGATCAGACCATCTACCGATCGTGCAACACGCTACCGGTCGAGTTGAGTCGCAAGAAAACCGACGAACCGCCTCGAATCGTTGGTTATGCCGCGGTCTTCTACCGCTCGGACGATCCCAGGACCGAGTTCGAGATGCTGCCGGGCTTCCGGGAGCGGATCGCCCCGGAGGCATTCAATCGGGCGCTGGCTGAGGGCCAGGATGTCCGCGGGCTCTTCAACCATGACCCCAACCAAGTCCTTGGCCGGATGCCCAAGACGATGCGGCTTAAGACGGACAAGACCGGCCTGGCCTACGAGATCGACCTGCCGGACACCAACCTTGGCCGTGACCTGGCGTCGCTGATCGAGCGAGGGGATGTCAGGGGGTCGTCATTCAGCTTCCGGGTCGTCGGACGCAGCCTCCAGGATTTGCCAGACGGCGGGACGATCAGGACGCTGGAGGATGTGGACCTCTTGGACGTAGGGCCGGTCACATTCCCGGCCTACGAGGCTACAACCGCCGATATGCGGGCAGCCTACGGAAAGGCTCTAGAGGCCGCCAGGACGCTTCGTGGCTGGCAGAGTACCGAGACGCCAGGAGGCCTGGCGGAGCGCGTTAGGCGACGCCTGGAGGCCCTTGCTAGAGAAATGGCGCTTGACAGTCGGTAGCCGCCCCGAGTAGATTTCACCTGTCGGGCGAAACGTAACGCAGTAACCCGGCATGACTGAATCCGCAATTTTTGCTCAGTGAAACGCAAGGCAGTAGCTGACAAAAGCCACCAGACCCGTGGCTATGTTGGCCACTGCCTTTTTTCATTGGATCAAATCAGATGTCGGACACAATCATCACGGATAGGATGGCCGAGCTTCAGCAGGAGCGAATCGCCCTGGCCCGCAAACTCCAGGACATTGGCAAACGCGAAGTCAAGGATTGGGGCTCCGAGGATCAGGCTCTTTGGACCGAAGTCGAAACTCGTTACGACGAAGTGGTTGAGGAGATTGACAAGCTCGATTTGGCCGGTCAGCGCGCGGCCAAATTGTCCCGCCTGGCGGATCAGATGGATCGAGAGCGCCAGGCGACCAGGTCCGAGATTGGAGAAGCTCGGCAGCTGCGATCCGGAAAGCCCACCGAGGAGCAGCGGGCACTGGCTCTGCAGGGCTGGATGCGTTACCACCACGGCCTTGGCCTGGATGAACGGCATCTGTCGGCTCTGGATATCTGTCGTTTCGACCCACAACGCCAGGGCTTCATGGCGCCGGCAATCCGGCATGCCTGGCCTCACGGGGCCGGCATGTGGTCAACTGGTGGTGGGGCACGAGTATTGCCAGCCGACATCGAGCATCGTGATTTGGCCGTTTCCAGCGAACCGGAAATCATTCCGACGGGCTTTGTCAACGAGCTCGAGACGACCCTCAAGCAATTTGGCGGGCTGCGCCGCATTGCTCGGGTCTACCCGACCTCGACCGGCAATCCAATGCCCTGGCCGACGATGAATGACACGGCCAACGTGGGCGAACTGCTGGCCGAAGCCACGACGATTGGCGCGAGTGTCGATCCGGCGATTTCCGATATTGACTTCTCGGCCTTCAAGTATTCCAGCAAGTTGGTCCTAGTCAGCGCCGAGCTGCTCGAGGATTCGGCCTTCAATCTGGCTTCGGAATTGGGTCAAGCCCTGGGCATTCGCATTGGCCGCATCACGGCTACGCATTTTGCCACTGGGACGGGTGTTGGTCAGCCTCAAGGAGTGACTGTTGGTGCGTCTTCCGGGGTTACTGGCGTTTCCATTGCTGGGGGTGGAATCAGCGGCAATAATTTGATTGATTTGCAAGGCTCCATCGATCCAGCTTATGAGGCTTTCCCGTCTATCGGCTGGGCGATGAACAAGGCCACGATGACTGGCGTGCGCAAATTGCGGGATGATTCGGGCGCCGCGGCTGGCACGGGAAATTACCTCTGGCAGCCTGGCCTGCAGGCTGGTACTCCGGACATGTTGCTGGGTTCTCCAGTTGCAGTGATCCAGGAAATGCCGGGCGCCGGAACCGCCACAAATCGGCCAGTTGTCTATGGCGCCTGGGAGAAATACATCATCCGCGATGCCGGCATGTTTAGATTCTATCGGCTGGACGAACTGCACCGCGGCTTGGATCAAACTGGGTTCATAGCCTTCTCGCGGCACGATGGCCGCGTGATCCAGGCGGCAGCGCTGAAATATCTGGTTATGGCCGCATGATTCCGGAAAACATGACCGTGATCCGCCCGGAAAATGCGATGCTGCCACAGTCGAGGCCAATGACCATGGGAAAACGCAAGGTCCGCTTGATGCACTTTTCGTATCACAAGGATGCAGCGGGACAACCGGGGGACGTCATAGAAATTGACGAGGGTCTAGCGAAGGAATGGCTTGCAAGCGGAGGGTGCGTGTATGTTGACGAGGTACGGATTGAACCAAGTCATCCCGCCGACGTCGCTCCCGATAGACCTACAAAGCGTCAAAAGCCATCTGCGGATTGAGCACGACTTCGAGGATTCATATCTCCATGGATCTCTAATCCCGGCTGCCGTCGAATATGTGGAACGTTGGACAAATCGGCAATTGGCCCCGGCAACCTGGGAATTCACGCTCCCGGGATTCCCGACGTACGAGCCGCTGAATCTGCCGCTTCCCCCATTGCGATCCGTGGACTCGGTGCGGTATCTGGACGTCAACGATTCGCCAACCGTGCTGGATGAATCGCTGTATCGCGTATCGATGGCATCGGAGCCCGGCGCCATTGGTATCCTGCATACTGGCCAATGGCCTTCCTGGCTATCCGTGGTGAATGCGGTGATCGTGCGGTACGAGGCAGGCTATGATACGTTGCCGGGCCTCATTCATGCCGCGCTGCTGACGCTGATCGACGATTTCTACAATCAGCGCGATATCAAGGCTGACATGACACTGACAACGCTACTGAATGCCGCGAGTTTCGGCGATGACTTCGGCATGTACGGTGTCAGGCCGCCGTGCATTCCGCTGTTTAGCGCGTGGGAAGAATTGGCCGCGGCCGAAAATGATGATGAACTGATCGCGGAGGACGATGCGGACATCGTGGTGTAACAATGGCCAAACGCAAACTCATTGACAGCGATATTGACTGGACACAGGAAGACAACGGGGGCAGCCTCCAGGTAGCCGAGGTAGTGCGGCTCCGCAAGTTGCCAATCTCCTCGATTCCGCCCGCCAATGGCCAGGTCCTCGCCTATCGCACCGCCAGCGGCGCATGGGAGCCGGAATCCGTGACAACTGGCATGGATCCCGCCGTGTACGATTTGGCCAGCGTGGATGAACAACTCGTCGGACTGACAACACCGCAGTCGCTGTTGAACAAAGAAATCAACGGCGTCACGCTGCAGGATATCGGCCCTGGAGACGAGGCCCTCACGCGTCTGGGTACATATGCCGCGGTGCTGCTAAAGGCAACCTATGACCCGGCAAATGTCAGTCAGCAAATCGTGGGGCTGACGGCCAATCAGTCATTGACGAACAAGACGATCAATGGCGTGGTCTTGCGGGCCGATCAAGGCCCAGCGGTATTTCTTCGTGGCGATGGTGTTTATGCGATGCCTCCGGCCACAAGTGGCGGCGGCACTGGCGGCAATATGGATACTGCGGTCTATGATCCGGCCGGCATCGCGCAACAACTCGTGGGACTCGGCGCTCCGCAATCGCTGACCAACAAGTCCATCAACGGTGTCGTGCTGACGAACACTGGCGATGGAACATCGGTATTGTTGGATGATGGCACGTACGGCACTATTGCCGGTGTCCCAGTAGATGACACCACGGCCCTGGTCCGCGACCCGCTCGACAACACCAAGCAGGTGCGCATCGACGCGGGGGCCGTGGCGACCGGCACCGTGCGTACTCTGATCGCGCCTGATCGGGACCTCGCCCTCGGCAGTGAGCTGATCGAGACTGGCGGGCCGACGACGCTGGCCATGGGGGCGGTCGTGGATGGCGAGGTGCTTCGACGCTCGGGATCTACGATTGTCAGCGCGCCAGCACAACGCGACGTGGACAACATCGCGGCTCTCGGAATGACCGATTTGCGGTCCACATACACACGCGGCTACCTTTCTCCGCTAGATGGCGGCGATGGCGTGCTGCTCTGGGACGCGATTGCCGACAAAAACACTCACAACGGTGCTACTGTTTTCGATCCCACGCACCCAGTTTCTCCCGGTGCTACCGGCTATTGGACCGCATCAGGAACTGGCGCAGGTGTCTGGAGACGATCCGCACTGCAGAACATCCGGCAGGCAGGTTATCTGCCTGGACAATCAGGCAGCCTCAACGTTGAGGCCATGCAAGCAGTGGCCAACGCAAATCTGGCGATGTTAATTCCAGCTGGAACATACGACCACATTGGCATAGTCACTTTCTCAGGCGCCTGCCACATCGTCGGCGAGGGATGGACTGCTCCTGATCTTAACTCGTTCACGGCAAATTCAACCGTGCTTCGTAACACAGGCACGCCATCCGCGTCAATGTTCATGATTTCCAATGGCGCTGGAGGGACCGCAAAGCATGG